AGCGGCACAAGTGACCCGTGGGTTAGGCAAATAGTTTCAGCGGGAGATGGTACTTATACATATTCCGTTTATTTGTGGACTGATGCGGGACAACAAACGGATATTGAAATATATATGTATAACGCTTCTATTTCGGAGGTTTATACGTTATCTATTACACTTACTACAACACCTACTCGATATGAATTTGATGCTACTTTTGCAAACACGGGTGGTAATATTACTGCAAGGATTGACCTTGTAAATACGGGAGACCAATACATATACGCTTACGGTGCACAACTCGAAGCGGGTTCTTACCCAACTTCATACATACCTACAACCTCTGCAAGTGTAACACGCAACGCTGACGTAATATCAAAGACGGGTATTAGTTCGCTTATCGGTCAAACGGAGGGCTCCGTGTTTTTGGATTTGTACTTTGAAAATAAAGGAACCAACTATTTTATTCAGTTAACCGATGGAACAAATGATTTCATCGAGTTATATATTGCGGGTGGTATTATGTATTTCAGCGGTTACAATGGTGCTACTCAATGGACTATTTCAACAAGTTTAACGAACGCAAGGCACAAAATAGCATACACTTACAAAACAAATGATATTGCTCTTTACGTTGACGGTGTTTTGATAGGAACTGATACAAGTGCGGCAGTACCAACGTGCAGTAATTTATACTTGAACCAAGAGTTATCGGGTTTATACAATCAGCAACAATTTTACAACTCGGCAGCCCTTTGGAAAACTCGCCTAACGAATACACAACTCGCACAACTTACAACGATATGACAAATAGCATTGGCATATATAAAATTACGAGTCCAAGTGGTCGTGTTTACATAGGTCAATCTATGAACATTGAGCGTAGGTTTAGAGGATATAAGACACTTATAAATTGCAAAGGTCAAACAAAATTATATAGGTCATTTCTTAAATACGGAAGCATCAACCATACTTATGAAATAATTGAATTGTGCGAACTATCTATGCTAAACGAGCGTGAGCGATTTTGGCAAGAATATTTTGAATGTATTACCAATGGTTTAAATTGTGCTTTAGTCAAAACATCAGACAAGAAAATGGTAATGTCTGATGAGGTAAGAGCTAAAATGAGTAAATCTGGCAAAGGCAAAAAACAAAGCATTGAACACGTTGCAAATAGAGTAAGGTCAAAAAAGGGATATTCACATTCAGAGCAAACAAAAAAGAAGCTTGCAGAAAAAAGAAATAAATTAATTATAGACCTATCAACGGGTATATTTTATAACAATACAATAGAAGCTGCTCATTCATTAAATATGAAACTACCTACTTTTCAAGCAATGATGTGTGGAAGAAATAAAAACAAAACATCTTTAATTTACGCATAATGTCAGAACAGATATACAAATTAAGTTACGAAAACAAGGAACAAGCACTCGCAGACTTGAAAGCTAAAGGCATTCTTGTAGAGGTGGAGTTCAACGGAGAGAAACACGAAGCATACGGAAACGGAGTAGCTGCAGTTGTAGAACTTGGTTTGATTATGGTAACTCCACCCGTAATGGATGGAATGGAAATAGTCACCCCACCCGTTTACGCTGATGGCTACCACTATGACGTAATGAGTTCCGAAACATACGACTTCGGTAGCAACTTGGTAGAACCAAAGAACCCAAAGCACGCATTTGCAGGTCACGCAGTAACTGAAGAATTTCCTTACACCCCTCAATTCTTGACAAATGGCTAAGATAAAAGAAATCACTAACTTTGTGAAAGCGAGCAAGAAGGAAAGACCGGGGGTGCACGCAAAGGCTAAGACGAGTAAATTAAAGTCGTCAAAGCTTTATAAGAAGAAGTACAAAGGACAGGGAAAATGAAAAGCAAGTTGATAACATTTTTTATAGCACTCACTGCAATGTGGGCACCGGTAGAACTCTCTGCCATATGTCTATTCTTAACGATTGGAGTGGACACCATAGTAAAGCTCATCTCGCTTTGGTATATCTCAAAGAGAGAAAAGAGACCATACAATGATGTGTTTAAATCAAAGATGTTACGTAGAGGTTATATGTTTAAATTGGCAGGATATGCCTTTGTAGCTATTCCTCTTTTACCGCTTGACTTCTATCTACTTACACCATTCGTTAGCAGTGTATTGAAAAGCACAGGCTATGAAATCATTTTAAACAAGGCTGTATTTACCAACGGCATACTAATTATATTCTCTCTTATTGAGATATCATCAATCAATGAGAATTGGTTTGACATCACGGGTAATAATATGCTAAAGGCTGTGTTCAATATTGTCAAGAAGATTCGTGGTGCAGTTGAAAGCGCTGCGAGTACTTATAGAAATATAAAAAACTAATGGTAAGAAGCTATACCGATACTGATTTACTTGATAGAGTTAAATCTTTAAGTACCTTTAAGGATTTGCCTAAAGGTTATTGGTTACTTGGTGTTAGGTCTAACGAGGACACTCCAAATAAATTTGATGATAAAATCTATCTATTTAAGGACGAAGAGTTTATTGCGGTTACGTCAGCAACGACTAACCCGGGGACGCCTACGCTCAAAAGATTTGAGAAAGTCAACAAAGATGGAGCAGCAGTTCTCAGAGCAGACGTATGGTATTATAATCTATGGAAGTATGGAAAGCACCAAGGAAAGATCGAGGCGTTGCTACAGCTCGGAAACTCAGTGCAGGTATATAGAGACACTGACAGAGATGAAAAAGCAGAAGAACAAGGAGACCTTCAGAAAGGTTACTTTGGCATTAATTTTCATCCTAATACATACAATTTAGATAAACCCGTTGGGACAGAAATCGGATTGTGGAGCGCCGGATGTCAGGTTGTTAATGATATTAAAAAATACAAGCAGATGATTAAGTTACTCAAGACTGAGAAAGCTGTGTCTTACTGCCTATTAAAAGAATTTTAGTAAATTTGTGACATAAAGAAGAGTTGCAAAAAATTATATAAAGGACAAAGACGATGAAAATACAAAGCTATTCTGTAGAAGCTCCTACAACAAGTGATATATTGATAGGAACAAATGTTTCTACAAACAATGTTACAGCTAATTTTAGAATTGCTGATATATTGGCATTAGGTAATGCATCGTCTTTTAAGTTTGACGACATGGTCGGTGGCGCCTTAACAGGTGTAGGTACTGACGTTAAGGTCTCAAGTGTCTTAATACCCGGTGGTAGTCTTTCATCAGCTTGTACACTTAATGCTAATTTTAGATTTATAAAGTCAGATGTAGCAATAACAAACTCTATTGTTAGACTTTATGTAAATACTGTGGACTCAATTACAGGTGCATCAGTGTTAGGTACAGTAAATCCAACGTCTACATCAAACAGAGCCTCTTCATTCTCTAGAAACTTTTACATAAAGGGTGGTGCGATTAGAGGATTAATCTTTACAGCGTCCTCTCTTTCAGACGAAAGTGAGATTAACTTTGTAGATAGTTCCTTAAATATTAACATAAATTCAGATTTATACTTCATGGTAGCTGTAACCAATTTTGCCGCTACAACAACAGTAAATGTTCCTTATTCAAGGTACATAGTATACAGATGATTTTAGCGAATTGGATACCAAATAAAACATACAGTAGCTCATCAGTGGCTACTGTCTTTGTTTATAACCTTATCAAATATGAGAAATAAACTAGCAGGAACTAAGACAGGTTCATCAAAGAGTGCAAAGTATTATCAGGCAAACCCTGAGGCTCGTGCTAAGAAGGAGTCATATGATAAAGAATATCACTCTACTGAAGAGCGTAAGAACTATCGTGCTGAACTAAACAAAGAGAACCGCGAGCGTGGTACATATGGCAACGGAGATAGACTTGATGCATATCATAAAGGCAAAAAATTGATTGGTTTTAAAAATCAATCAAGTAATAGAGGTAGTAAAACAGACTCCAAAGGAGATAGAAGAGCAAGAGGTGGAAAAAGAAAATAAAAAATGTTCTATTTGTGAAAATTCTTACGAAAGAACAAATGAGTTTTTTCAAAAATGTTCACAGAAAAAAGATGGATTGAGGCCGGAATGTAAGTCTTGCTCTAGAAATAAGAAAAAAACAAAGGCTTATATTGATTATTTAGAGAACAAAAAACTAGAAAGGGCATCTATAAGAATTGAATATTTCAGCTCTGAAGAATATTCTTTAAAAGTATTAGAATCAAATAAAAAAAATATAGAAAGAAAGAGAAAGTGGGCAATAGAGAACAGAGAGAAGTTAAAATTAAAAGAAAAAGAAAGAAGAGATCTAGGTAAGATAAAACCCATTTCTATAGAAAAAAGAAAAGAATATAAAAAAAGGCAATACGAAAAAATACAATTAGACCCTTATAAAAAAATGATAGCAATAGCAAGAGGGAGAATGAGGTGTTTTGTTAAAAAAGAAGCTAAAAAATTCGTAATAAAAGATATGATTTTATTTGAATCAGATGAGTTCATAAAAAATATAGAGTCAAAATTTTCTGATGGAATGACTTGGGATAATTACGGTAGAAAAGGTTGGCATATAGACCATATTAAACCTATATCTAAATACAATTTAGATGATTTAAATGAGTGTAGAGAATGTTGGTCACTCGATAATTTACAACCATTGTGGTGGCATGATAATTTAACAAAGTCAAATATTTTTTAAATAATGAAACGATTTGCGCTTATTTTAATTGTAGTGCACCTAGTTATAGGATGCTCAGCTACTAGATTGCATGAAAAGGCTGTAAAAAAAGGATATATTCACACTGTTGATGTGGACACCATTAAAGTTGCCTATGTGGATACCTTTTACGAAGAAGGCAAGCCATACCCGGTTATCAATTACAGGGATTCGTTAATCATCAAAACAAATACTGAATATGTTCCTAGATGGCGCACACGATTCGATAACAAGCGATTTGCCGATAGTTTGGCGCATATCCGATCAATGTATGAGGACTCACTGAGAAACGCTCGCAAAACGCAAAAAATCATTGTCAAGCAAGAAACTAAACAAGTTAAGCATGAGAACAAAAAAGGGGCTAACCTATTTCTACTTGGTTTAGCTACAGGAATCATATTAACTATAATCATAAGATATGCAATTAATCAAGCACTCAAAAAATTTGCATGAACTCATCGTCCCTACGGATGATTTTCAGATAGCAATGTTATCAGACATCCATTGGGACAATCCAAAATGCGATTGGGATGTCTTGAAAAGCCACTTAGATTACTTCAAGAAGAACAACATTCCCGTCATGATAAATGGGGACTTCTTCTGTCTGATGCAGGGTCGCGGCGATAATCGAAGAAACAAGTCTGATATCAGGCCTGAGCACAATAACTTCAGATACCTTGACTCAATTGTTGAGACCGCTGTAGAGTGGTGGGCACCTTATGCTGAAATATTAACTGTCATTGGTTATGGTAACCACGAGACCGGTGTTATCAAGTGGCAGGAGACTGACATCCTTCAGAGATTTGTTGACCTCCTTAACCTTAAGTGCGGAACAAATGTACAGGTAGGTGGATACGGTGGATGGCTAGTCTTAAAGATTGGCACAAGGTCTACAATGACATACAAGGTCAAATATTTCCATGGCTCGGGAGGTGGCGGAATTGTTACAAAGGGCGCCATTAACCTTACTAGAGCTCTAGAGCTTTATGAAGACTTTGATGTATTTACAATGGGCCACATCCACGAGAATGCTTCACGTAATGACGTGAGAGATATGATTCAGCACAATGCAGCCACAGGCTATCAGATTAAGCACCGTCAGATACATTTAATGCTCACAGGTACCTATAAGGAAGAGTATGAGGATGGGCACCATGGATGGCATGTTGAGAGAGGTGCTCCTCCAAAACCAATTGGTGGACGCATGCTTAGACTTAAGAATGTGCGTATAGTAAAGAATGGTACTGACAGGATGGAGAAGAGTATTGACTCAAGTAAAATAATTATCTAATAAATTGTATCTTTGTAAAAATTAAATGAAATGAAAATAGAGAAATTTTTGACTAAAGAAGAGCTTGAAAAGACTCAAGCTATGCACAATGAATTTAACAAGCTTAAGCTTCAGGTTGCTGATGCAGAGCTTCAAAAGCAATCATCTTTGAGAAATATTGAGTTTCTTAGAAGTGAGTTTGCAAAACATGAACAAGAACTAATGACCAAGTACGGTGAAGATGCAGTGATCAATATGCAAACCGGAGAGGTGACTAAAAAATAAAATATGTCACGTGATTTATTTTAGAAATTAAATTAAATGGACATCAGGAAAATATCTGTCGGACCCGACTACAAAGGTGGTGCAATGCACTACATTGTTGGTCAAAGAGTGTTAGGTGAAACTCAAGAGATTCACTTAATCAAATACGATGACGATAAGCAATCAATTAAGATTTATATTGCCAATGATAAGAGTGAGATTGTACTTTGGAAAGAGTTCAACAATACCATTCCTGTTGCCATTGAGTACAATATAAATATCTAATGCAATCGCCATTTTACTTTATCACAAAACCAATTAGCGGAAAGAGATACAACAACACCAAGGAGATTGGTGGTATCGAGCTAATTATAAGCACTTCAGAGGAAGATCACAGGTTCTCAAATAGAGAGGCTGAGGTTCTTGAAGTTCCTATTGACTATAACGGGCCAATCAAAGTTGGAGACAAGTTATTAGTTCATCACAATGTATTCAAGTTCTATAACGACATGAAGGGCCGCCGCAAGAGTGGCAAGAGCTTCTTCAAGGAAGATATATTCTTGATTGATGATGAGCAGTTCTTTATGTACCACAATGAGACAGGTTGGCACGCTCACGACAGGTATTGCTTTGTCAAGCCTATTAAGCCTGAGCAATCATTCATATATAAGCCAATTGAGGAGGAGCCATTAATGGGTATTATGAAGTATCCAAATGAGGCGCTTCTAAATGCAGGTATCAAACCCGGTGATAAAGTTTGCTTTAAGCCTGAGAGCGAGTATGAGTTCATCGTTGACGATGAGAAGCTATACCGTATATATGACCATCAAATCACAATTAAGTTATGAGCAGAGAAAAGCAATTAAGACTTAGTATTATTGAGGCAGGTTATAGAGCAGTTGAGCAACTGATTAAAGTTGCCAAAGAAGATATCATTAAGCCTGACCCTGAGGATGATTTATCAGCAGATAAATTAAAAAATGCTGCTGCATCAAAACGATTAGCTATATTTGATGCATTCGAAATTCTAAATAAAATTGAAGCTGAGAAAGCTACGCTAGAGGAGGTAAAAGATGAATCCCCAAAGATCGACACAAAGCAAGGATTTGCCGAGCGAAGAGCTAAATAGTCTCTATCGCATAGTCAAAGAACATATTCCTAAGAGAGTTTTTGATCAAAAGAATCGAAACCATAGTTGGCAGTATGGCTATAATGACCAATATGATGTTATTATCTTGTCAAAGACAGGTCGTATTGGAGAGATATACCTCATCAATGGTATATACATAGCCTTACCTGAAGCTCCAAGTGACTGCGCTAAGAGAAGTACCAAGGCCTCTGAGCAGCATTGGGAGAGAGAAGAGATTCCAAAGCAATTAGATCGTATTCAGTCAATCTTCCAATGGCACGAGATGCCTAAAGAATTCAAAGCCAAATATGTTGACTACATAGAGAGTGAGTTTGACAGAAGAGATCAAGGGCATTGGTTTATGAATAATGGCACGCCAACATACATCACAGGTGGCCACTATATGTACCTGCAGTGGTCTAAGATTGACATCGGATACCCTGACTTCCGTGAGGCTAATAGAATCTTCTTTATTTTTTGGGAAGCATGCAGGGCTGACTATAGGTCATTTGGCATGGTGTATTTAAAGATACGCCGTTCCGGGTTCTCATTTATGTCATCATCAGAATGTGTGAATATTGCAACTCTCGCTAAAGATGCAAGGGTTGGTATCTTGTCTAAGACAGGTTCCGATGCCAAGAAGATGTTTACTGATAAGGTTGTACCTATCAACAGCAACCTACCTTTCTTCTTCAAGCCTGTGATGGACGGTATGGACAAGCCAAAGACAGAGCTTGCCTATCGAGTTCCTGCATCTAAGATCACTAAGAAGAATATGCATGAGATTGATGAGGATGGAGTAGATGGCCTTGATACAACAATAGATTGGAAGAATACTGACGAGAACTCATACGATGGTGAGAAGCTCTTGTTCTTAGCACACGATGAAAGTGCTAAGTGGATTAAGCCAAACAACATTCTAAACAATTGGCGTGTAACCAAGACGTGTTTGCGTTTGGGTAGTAAGATTATCGGAAAGTGTATGATGGGATCTACCTCAAATGCATTAAGTAAAGGTGGTCAGAACTACAAAGACCTATATGAGGACTCTCTTCCTTCTACACGTAATGCCAACGGGCAAACTAAGTCAGGTCTGTACTCATTGTTCATTCCTATGGAGTGGAACATGGAGGGCTTTATTGACCTTTATGGTATGCCTGTATTGCGTAAGCCAAGTTCTCCAATCAAGGGTGTTGATGGCAATATGATTGTCAATGGCGCCATTGACTATTGGGAGGCAGAGGTCGACTCATTAAAGAATGACCCTGATGCATTGAACGAATTCTATCGTCAGTTCCCAAGAACAGAGTCTCACGCTTTCCGTGATGAGAGTAAGGCGGCGTTGTTTAACTTGACGAAGATATATCAGCAGATTGACTACAATGATACTCTTATCAAAGAGCATCACTATACTAGAGGGTCATTTAGTTGGAAGGATGGAATAAAAGACACAAAGGTTATATTCACTCCTGACAAGAGAGGGAGGTTCTTAATTGCTTGGACTCCTGCCAAACATCTTCAGAATCAGGTGTATGAGAAGCACGGAATAAAGTATCCCGGTAATGAGCACATAGGAGCGTTTGGATGTGACTCCTACGACATCTCAGGTGTTGTTGTGGGTCGTGGTTCAAATGGTGCACT